TATTTGTAAAATCAGTATTATCTATAATCGTTGCAGCGCCAGTGCTCGCGCCGTGAGCATGATACAAATTAATAACAGCACTTCCGCTGTTAATCTCAGCCTTCATCGCTGTCTTGCTTACCGATGCGTTGGTCATTGAAATATCAGCAGAGCACGCCACAACGCCGCTATTGTTAGTTTCTAGCAATCCCGTAACGGTTGCGCTACCCGTCGCACTTCCCTTGCTTGTCAGGTCGATATCTATCCATGCTTCATGCACAACGCCCGCATAAGTGACCGTTCGTCCTAGCTGCGCAGAATAGGTAATCCCAGTGGTAGCGCCGCCGAACTTTAATACCGGAGTGAAATCCCTCAGAACTGGAATAGCGGCATTAGCCTGTTCTGCAAGCTGCCTCCGATGCTCCTTTTCATTAAGCATACTTGTCGGGACATTAGGTCTCGATTTTACGTCAGGCACGTCCATTGCTCCTGCGAACATCCTGCGGGTCAATCTGAACGCCAAGCGCGTCCACCCATTCATTGCCTGAAATTGTCAGCCTAAAGCGATGATACCGGGCATTTGAGCGGGTATTGAACTTGCCGCTAGATGACTGGCTAATCGACGTTCCATATGTCACCGGATCTGTTAATCTGTCGCGCCTTCCCACTTCCGCTGTGACCGTACCCAAGTCTACAAGCGGGCGAAACGCATTAACCTGGGCATTTGCCCCCGCGAATATCTCGCTTTCTCGCGTCTCAATCGTGGCCGTCTTGTACAGCCCCCGGAAAAATCCTAACTTGAAATCCTCATCAAAAGCCGAAAGCTGCGAAGCCGACTGCTTGAATAGCGGAGAATCTAAAGATACAGTCATCAAATCTATATCAGGGTAGCCAATGGAATCCAATTCATCTAACGTAAACCCAATGCCCTTTGCCCTAAGCAAAAGCTCCACATCTTCGTCAATCAGCGTCCACTTCAAAAATGTACGGTCGTATATAATCAATTTATTTGGTCGGCCTGAAGTATTTCCAGCCCCAGGGTAAGCCCATACAATACGGTTTCCGGTTGGGTCGGCAATGCACGACATTCTCGAAATGTATTCGAGATCAAGATCATCAAAAAAGAATTGATCCACTTTTCCTGCACCAATGTAGTTGACGCCAGTGCCGCCGCCAGTCAGCTCAACGAATCCCTGCTCACTAATAAAGTAAACATTGTCCCCAAGCTGCGTCACGCACCCCGGACAAATGGCGCCAATCTCCGGCAGAACCTCATCAATCTGAAACACAACAGGGGCGCCGATGAATGACATTCTCGATACACCGCGCTGACTGACAATAATGCCAATCTCGCCGCCGAGTATCTTTTGAATCGGCCCGCCAGTCGGAAGGTCGCGGAAGTCTGACAGCGTTGACGCTGATACCGTCCATGTCGTTTCGTCGCCAATCCCAGACCATCTAACGCGGTTTGGCCGGTTTCCGTCGGTGGAATCATACGTGTTACCGACCACCACGAAATCACGAACTACAGCAATATGCCGCGCCCGGTAGTCAGTCGAAAGGTCGGTAAAGTTGGCGCCTCCCATTGTGATTTGCTGAGGATCGTCTGTAAAATTTACACCAAGAACCTTGTTTTCCCATCGAACAAACTCCCACGCCTCGCCCGTTCCCGTAGCGTATGCACCACTTGTATTTGTTTTATCAGTCCAAGTTAAATACAGCTCGTTAAGCTCATAGATTGCCGCTGCAATGCCGACGTATTGATACGAGGTATTTGTAATGTCGTAAGCCTCAATCGCACCTAGCGGGCGAGTAGCCAGCGCGCTAGTGATAACACTCAGAGAGTTGAAAGGCTTATAACCTAACCTGCCAGGCAAGGCATTCTTGACAACGACGGCCCCGGAGCTTCCAAGGTCTGCATCATCAGGCGTCCATTCAATAAAATTGATTACAGGCATTTCACACCTTTAAGGAGTAGAACCGCGAACCCTTGAAACTAGAACGCCTGAGCTTCTTTCTTGCCTGCGGGCAATGGCAAGCCCGTCAACGGCAGATTTGTACAATGACGCCCATGTTTCGATACGTTCATCATTCAGCAGGTAAGGGGCGGAAGCGACAAGCGCGCCGTATAGATAAGCATCAGGCGCCCTGGTCAATAGAGAATTTATTGTGTTTGAATCAGAAAGTGCCGTTAGTGCTTTATGAAATAGAATCTCGCCGCTGTAGGATGCGTCAGGAACTTTATTGAACTCAAACTGCGCGTGAATGGTGAAAAGCTCCGGTTTGCCGCTTTCCTCTTTCCTGTAGTCGCCCATCTGCTCCGGGGTAACATAGGAAAGTTTTGTCACCGGGTCAGTCAGAAGGCGAAACGTAATCACCTCAAGCAATCCTGTCGGAAAGCTCTCATACCTCGCGTCAACAGTAATCGCCTCGCGGGTAATCATCTCCCTGATACGAATATCGCGCCGATGCCGTGCCTCTGCCAAGTCGATAAATGTATCAATCTTAGTCGTAAGGTCATCACGATCAAGGTGATCGGCAATTTCAGTCTTTAATTCTGCATAAGTGCTAATTGCCATGAACTTTTACCACTCCAGGCTTGGTTCTGAATGCCGTAAAATCCCTGCCGTTTAGCAGCTCATTCCATATAGACTTGGCCTTCTCTGTCTTGCACGCCATCAATTCAGCAAACTTTATCGAGTGCAGCTTGCAGGCGTTTTCAAGAATAACTGCCGGAATGGATGCAACTTTCTGCATCTCACTCCTGCCGTAGCTTTTGGACGCCGAGTTGAATTCCTTTCGGTTCTTCTTCAAAATAGGCTCAACATCCTGAATGCGCTCAATGGTCAGCAATTTCCTGCCGCCGTCTTCGTGCATCCAGTGACGCTCAATAACCCCGTTTGAAGACTCGGCCCCCATCAGCGTTTTCATTACACAGGCTCCACTTCCAGCGTAATCGTTACCGCAATAGTGCCGGTAGATCCGCCGTCTGTCTCTATCTCAATTGCCTGGTCGGTGGCAAACGTCGCCAAAGCCGTAGGAAGACATGCGTCCACGTCACCAGCAGCACTTCCTGATTGCGTGATTGTCATGGTGCCGCCAGTAACAGCAGTGCCACCAATCTTCAGCGTGAGAATTGAGTTTGCACCTGTAATCGCGCCATTCAGCGCGGATGATGCTTTGATTATCTTGCCGCGAAAGCCCGGAGATACATAAATCTGTCCGGCAGTCGAAACATCGGCAATGATAGCCGTTATAAACCTGCGTGATGCAGGAGGCGTTCTTGGGTATGTATTAGGCATTTTCTATCTCCTTACGATACTGTGGCACTAAAAGGGGTTGCTTCTGTTCCGGTGCCAGATAACAGGCAACGGACATAATACATATTGGCCGCGATGTCGATTAGCTCGACAAAGTCGCCAACTATGCCGCCGGTTGTAGTGCCATTGAGCGTGATTGTGTCAGCCGTCGCCCCAGCCTCAAACCCGACCAAAGTATCTGCAGCGTCTTGAAGCACAAGCGCATTTCCTCGCATGGTTTCAGCGGCAGTTCCTACTTTAATAGTCGTTGAGTTGCTTGTGACGGTAGTTCCCACAAAAAAGCGAAAGATGGCGCCAGTACCCGTAGCCAGCGGCAACGTGACAGCAATACCCGCCGCTCGGTTAAGGGTTATTGTCTCGCCGCCATGCGCTGCCTGTGTTACTGCTAGCGTGGCAGCAGTAGCGTCTACAATGCCGGACGCGATTTGTGCGCGAACCTGCGCGGTTGTTACCCCTCGCGTGCTTTTTGTTGACAAGTCATAGACAACAAACGAATCTCCATCGGCAAGCGCGCTAATCGCCGGTTCATTCTCGATAATGTACGTGCTCATTTCATTCTCCGTTAGCGGCCCCGAAGGGCCGCATAATCATCAAGAAGTGGTCAAATCGAAAACGCCGCCATTAGCCTTTTCATTGGAGGCTTCAAGGGTGTACTCGGCCAGAATTTGCTTGCGGTCCGTGTCACCAGTCTTTGCAAGGTCTGTCGTGACCATGTTACGACCAGGCATGAACGCCACTTTCCACATATCCATCTGAAGGATTAGTGCATCGCGTGAACGCATGAAGCGGTTAGGAATCATCTTCAGTTGCCCGAAGTCAGACTCGTAAACGTCATAGGTTGCGTGAAGCGTGCTGTCCTCTGCCTTCTGGAAGCCAGACTTGCCAGCGGTAAAGCTGGAAGCGACCTGGCGATTGAAAGAGCCGACCATCAACGTGTCAGGCATCCCGCCCTCTTCCCAGCAAAGCTGCATGACGGTCTTCACCTGATCTTCAGTGAATGCGCGCTGCGTGCCGTCTGTGCGTGCAGTAGTGCCATCCCCTGCGCCATCTGCGCCACCACCACCGAAATCGGTATTAGTGAACAACCATGCAGGAGCACCGGCGCACTCACGCGCTGTAGTGTCATCGCCAGACACGCGAGCATTATTATCTAGCAGTACCTTTTCCATGTCGCGCTTCAGTTCTTTTGCGCGCTTGAGGACTTGATAATCCATCTCATCAGCACGGCCAGCAGTGTTCACTGCGCGGGCTGTGCCAGTGACTCGCGCCACCTTGTCAGAAATGTTCGTGTAGTTGCCGCGTCGAGTAGTGGAAACGCCCGCATCAGTTGTTGCGTCGTCGCCCTCAATCACGTAGTTAGTGGCAGCGGCAGCAAGCGAATCCACTTGCCATTCGTGGTACGTGTTTGTTGCTTCTGCTCGACCAGCCATCGACAGGAAGGGCGTGTCAGTGGGAGATACATCATAAATAATGTCTGACAGGTCTTCGCGGATGCCTGCCATATCGTTGGTGCTATAGGTGTTCGTTGGTTGTGCCATGATTCGTTATCCTTTGCGCCCTGAGCGCATCAATGCGAGTGCGTCCTCAAGCGATCCCGTTTTTCTCAAACGGCTCTTTGCTTGATCCCGCTGTTCTCGGCTAATTTGTTCCTGCGGTTTTGGACTCCCAGGCTTTAACACCATAGGAATTTTGATTACTTTTTTCTGAGTGACCGCAGCTTTATCGCTGCCCTTGTCATACAGCATGGCTTTACGGGCCAGTATGATCATCCTGTGATCTGAGGCGGTCGAAATGTCATCCTGTGTAAAACCCTGATTCATCAGATATTCCGCTACCGCTGTTTTTTCGGTTTTGGCTGTTGAAGGGTCTTTCCACTCCGGCAGTTTTTCAACAAGCTGCTGTGCTTGTTCCTGAAGATACTGCTGTTGCCGCTCTCTGTTTTCGTGCTCAGAAGCCGCAATCGTGTTCTGGTATGAACCGACCGCATCCTGTTTTAATCTGTTAATCTCTTCTTT